AGGCAGGCTTGCAAGCGTAGACGTAGAAATCCTTCCCTTTCCTGTTTGCCGCAACGGTGTAGTCAGGAGATGTGGTATCCCAGTGCGCGGGGTTGCTCAAATCTAGTTCGATCTGGCTCGTGAGCGCGTACACGGCGCCGTTGATGCCGACCACGAGGCCACCAGCTGGGCTTTGCCATGTGTATCTGTCAGCGGCAACGGATGTGCCTTTGATGGATGGCAGGCTCCCACGCTCGTAGACGTTGCTGGCATCAGCCGTAGCGTAAAGAGGTAGTGTTTTGATATCAACATACACAATTCCGCTAGGTTCGGTGCTGCTGCTTGCTAAATTACCATATGTAGCATCATAAACATTCAATACAGCAAAATGTGTGTCATATGTATAAGTATCTCGTTTTACCCATATTTCTGTTTTTCCAGTTGAAGTATTGTTTACATAACCATAGGTTTGAGAACGTAACCCCGGAGTTGTAAGTGAATAAACATCAACACTGACGCCAGCTCGTGTAGAAACTTGGACTATATCAACGCCAGGTTTGTTATAACCAAAATCAGACACGCCGCTTACAAGTAATGTCAAATTATTTCTATATGGCCCGATATCTGTAGTTAACTCGCCCACTTTATGCCATACAACTGTATTGAAGTTTCTCGGAACAATGAATTCATCAACCTTTTGGTCTATCATCGCTTGGAAATCTGATGCATGGTAGCCGTCTACCTTATCGGCATCGAGGCTGGAACCGTCACCGTCTACGTTAAGCAGCTTAGCCAATACGTCTGCGTCCTCATAGTCGGTTAATTTTACATACTCGCTATCGTGATTGTGTGTTATGTCTGATTTTTGCGACAATATTTGGTCTATTTGGTCCAGGTCATAGTTTATGTGAACATCCCAATTAACCCCGCCTGTGTCGGGCTTGCGCAATGCATAATTGGCTGTTTCTGTATATGTGCCCATATATTACCCCTCCCTTTCGGCCAATAGGCTTAAAACTGCCTGTTCCCCGGCCTCGATTGTCTCGTTATAGCCCCGGCCCTGGACATAAATAACATTGTCCATGCCGTGTAAAATGCGCTTTTGTATTGCGATTGTGGCCTGATTGAATGTGTCCTGTTTCCACCCTTCTATGAATACATGCGCCGTCTCTTGCTCATCGAAAAGGGCCATAGCCCTAATAATAATATCCATGCGTTGGCGCATAGGCAAAATGCATGTGAGCCCAAGCCAAAGCATGTGCGATATTATCATGCTTGGCCCTTCGTTATAGATTAGTGTTTGCCCCGGCTTCGGCTTCTCTGCCATGCGCTCTATATATTCACATATAACTGAATACGTCCTCGGCGCGTCCCCTATCCATTGTCGCTTGCTCACAATAGAATGAAAGGGCCGCCCAAAAACGGCCCCAAAAACCTGCTCGGATATGTCGAGGCGCAATTCTACTTCTGGCCTCTTTTCTGCTATTGCGCGCGCAATGGTCGTTTTGCCTACGCTACACCCGCCGCATATATATATTTTCATGCTCTCCCCTCCTAATAACCAAAGGGCTGGTATCCGTAATGGCCCAAACCATAGCCAGGGACATTCTCTTCTACGCCCGGGATATATAACTGCCGCCTACCCACGGCCCCAAGGTCTACCGCTGTATCGTCCCAACTCTTCACGGCGACGAACTTGTACCAAATAAACGTCCATGCCTCGTCCTCGATATATTCGTATGTTACCGTTGTTTTTCCTTTTGCATTTATGGATGTTAGCTGATGATAGTTTTCACCGTCATAACTTCGATATATGACCACATATTGGGTCTCACTATCAAACCCCGTAAATGATAGATTTACAATCGCTTTGCCGTCGGCCGTATGTTCGAACTCCTCTGGTGGGTCTGTGATGTCCACCGCCGGCGATATGTTTGGCGAACCCTCAAGCGGCTGCCATGGGTCTTCAATTTGCACACTCGGCCAGCTCGCCGTATACGTTGCCGGCGTGTATGCTTCACGCGGATAAATTATGCATTTTGCCTTATACTTCCCCGGCTCCGCCTCCTCAATGCCGACAACCATCCACTCTTTACCATCCAAATATGCATCATTTGTGGACGTTGTTTTTATAACTGATGTGGGTATGAGGTCCCATAGGCGCGGCGTCATCTCGAACTCAAGCCATTTCGACGCTTGCGACCATTTCGCATGATACCAACCCAGCTCCCAGGCCTTTTCTTGGTCTGTCACGCCGTAAAGGCCTATTGTCTGCTCTCTGATTGAGCGCGTCGCATCCTGCAAAATAACGTCGTCCAAAACAAGGTCTTGAACTGCATAATCCATTTTTGCGTCCACATATTTGATATTGAACCGGTTTGGGATACGTTGTACTGATGCATCCCCATACTCTACTTTTGTGGCGCAATTATCAATATCGACCACCCTCACATTTTCCGCCGGGACCTCTTCATCGAAAATACAAGATATTTTGCCGTTGTATTCCGTAAGATATAGCCGGCCCGCCGCGCAAATATCCCTGATGACCTCTTCAAAGTCCGTAAAATTGCAATATCCCCGATTAAATGTGTAATTGTATTGGTCGCATTTGTCCGCGGCCTCTGAAAATGACACAAAGTCTAGGGCCTCCTCCGGCATACCTAAGCCTAACTCTGTATCTGTTAGCACCCACCACAACGCCATCGCCGGGTTGCTTGGGCCGCCTGTGACCACGCCCGTAATGATAGGCCTGGCCAGGTCCCCTACATGGTCTGTGACGCGCATAAGAAAAAGGCTAGTGCCAAATGTGTTTATCGTCTCGCTTCGCAACTGATTATCCGTCAACTCTACGCTGTCCAGGTACAATTTGCCGCCATTTGTGCTGCTGATACAATCGACGGAAACCACGAAAGAACCCTCATAAGGCAAAACTATTTCATGGATGCTTTCTTTTGTGCCCCCAACCTCGATTGTTTCTGATGACTTGCCCGCCTTTACTGTTTGCGTTGCATGCTTGAATACTGAACCATTGAACACCGTATGCTCGGCCTGTGGAACATCGCTGATGTATACAACTTTCACGTGATACGTGTTTGTGACGCCGCCGGGCTCAAATTGATGTATCATGCGAACCTTACAGGTCACACCGCCGGCGACGTTGCATTGCATTGCATAGCTTTCGCGACGCTCTCCCGGTGGCACATGTTTAACGAAAACATGCTTTCCTGTGCTGGTCCATAGTAAGGTCACACCCCGGCCACTCTCGTAAAACTGTCCCCATATATGTTCTCGGTCAAATTCGCTTGTGTTCGTTGTATACTCTGGCAATTGAGACAATAAATAATCGTTTAACCATACTGTACCCAGCTGTGTTTGGTATTGCTCATGTAATGTGCTCCATTGCTCGCCCGCGCAAGCCACAAGCCACATGTCCCTGTACTGGTCGCCCTCGAGGCGATAATGAACAAGAGGCATGGGAATGCGAACAGTACCAAACACGATAGGAACCGCCATCTGACTTGTGGTGGGCATTTGCCATGGCCCGCCACCCAACCCCGGGTCACTCATGCTGTCTAGTTTCGGCTGACTAACGCTATAATCACTCCAGGATAAAAAGGCATATAGGGCTATCCCAAATAAGATAAACCCAAATATGCCGCCCTGGAAAAACATTCCTAAAAAACCCATGTCAACCCCCCTTTCAAATAAGGGCCAAACCTTTCGAGGCTTGCTTCTATCACCCTGGCCGCTCCGCAATGAATGAAACGGCCATCACCGACATAAACGCCCAAATGCGGGCCCCTAACCTCAAACACTAGCAGGTCGGCGGGCTGAATATGGCCCTGTCGCCACCTCCAACCCAAAACCGCCTGCATTTTTTCAATCATTTGCGCCCTTTCGTCCCATGTTCGTGGTATCTCATCGGGCCACCCGTATGCATATCCCACCATTTCTAGGCATGTTATTTTTCCCTGTGAGGCCCAAAAATTAGTTGAGCGGGCCACCTCTCGCCCGATAAGGCTTTTGGCCCGCTCTATAATTTCATCTCGGCTATAGGCCGGTATCCATATGCTCATTTCCACATCACCCGGCGCTGTCTTGCTGCCACCCATGGGAAACCGCCAAAATTCTGCTCGTTGCCCTTTGCGACGCAATCTTCCCAGGTCTTACTGCAATATGTATCTGGCCCCTGGTATTGACACCGCTTGCCCTTGAATACATGTGAGCATCCCATGTTCATTACTCGACGTGGGAAAGTGCTGGTGATATCAATAAGAGGCCTTGCAACCGAAAAGACTACTGCCCCTTTGTCCGTAGAATAACCCCAATCCTGAATAAACCCGTCCAGCAAGGGCAAGTCCGGCGCGCCGTTTTGTAGGTCTGCGTCCAGGAAAAGCCGCCGTATAATGCACCTGCACCCCCTGAAGTCATGGGCAAGTAGCATATTTTTTATGGTCGCGTCCGGCGTGTCCGGCAATGCAACTTTACACGTTTTAGTTAACTTTGAGACCTCAAGGCGTATCCCCTCGCGCTCCCAGGGGTAAGGGATATAATCTTGTGTCGCATAGTTGTAAATTATGCTCTGCGCTTCTCCGCCCTGTTCGCCTGTTCCACCCATAAACTCATCGAGGGCCGCCCCTGTGGTGACTATGTATATCTGCCCGGCCAATGAGCGCGCATATACGTAACTGCCATGGCCAATAACGTCGTACCACCCGCCAATAACATTGTCATCGGTTATACTGACCTCGTATTGCTTAGTGAAGTCTTCAGACCTTATGGCGATTATGTCTTTGTCATTGCCGGCAAAGGCGCTCAATTTCACATAATATATTTCGCCGTCTGTAATTTGTGACATATAAATTAGCTTGTCCTCGGGCTCGCTCACCAAAACGCACCGCTCGTCCGGCGTAAACGATACAGGAATGCGCCGCTGTGCTGTGCTTCCGGTGATGAAGTCGAGGCCCGTATAGTAAATATTTGTACCGTTGACGCTCGAACATACCACATGGCCATAGCTATTAGTGGCCATTATATGTGCTAGCCGGTCCCCGTTGAGACTGTATAAATATGCCCGGCTTCCGTTAATATCATACAGGCCTATTTTTGCGGCCAGCACATACCATCTCAAATATGGGTCTGCGTTTTCGTTTGTCCCCATAAGATTATATCGATATGTGCCGTCGGCTTCATATTGCGACGCCGCCGCAACGATACCATAGCCGTTTTGAGGCCTATTGAGGTAATCATCGCTCACCGCCACTAGGTCCCAGGTGTTCATGTCAAAGTCCCAATATCGGAACCGCCACATGTCATAATCTGAATAGCTAGCTGAAGAAAAAAGCACAACCCTATAACGGCCTGCCACCTCGTCCCATGTCGTGGTATTTGAGGCCCACAAAGGCAAGAAAAATGAATATGCTGTATATGGGTCCGTCATAATAGTTTCCACATCGCTGATATAATGCCGCCGGCCCGCCTGATATTCTGCAAGTAATAGGTCTGTTATATCTTGTGAACTTTGACATGCAAACAATGTATCAATGGGAATTACGTAATGCTCCGAAGGCGAACTTGTGTTATACTGCATTTGCCAAAAAATAATTTGGTCGGCAATACGCAAAATAAAATGGTCTCTGTGTTGGTACCAGAAGCTCGTTGGTACTGAATATGTAGCCGGGAAAATGTTGCTATCTAACCACTCGTTTTGCGCGCCCCATACCCATTTAATGACGTGATTTGCCTTGTCGTAGCAAATTATAGAGGCATCATGCGACGCATACTTTGAAACCACACCACCGCAAGCATGCACAACGAAAAGCTCGAGGTCGCCGCTCTCTGCTAGCTTATGGAAAAAGAACCCTTGCTTATACTTTCCCCATGTACCGTATGGGTCAAAGCCAGCATAATAGCCCGGCGACATGGCCTTTATCTCCATCGTGTCATAGTCAACTTCAAGAATGTACCAATCAGAACCAACCGAACCCAATATGCGAAAGTCGCTGCTTGTTCCGCGTGTTGCGCCTACTATTTTCATGTTTGCGGGATATGAAACCCCACCGGGCCGGGTTAAAATGCCCTCGTCTGTTTTTGTCCTATGGAAAATGTAATATTCTCCGTTATCCTCCCCGACTGTGATTAGGGCCATGGTCCCGGCATGCTCTAGCTTCTCATTTGCAGCACAAAACCCGGTCGCCACCAAATGAGGCGTTGCCCACCCTTCGCTTTCGGCAGCAAAATACAGGTCGCCTGTTAGGTCTTCCACCCAAAACACAACCACGCTCTGTAATAACCTGGAGTAGGCAAGGGCCACTTGACCGGCCCGATAGCCCGTTGCCGCCGTGACTGTGACCGCGCCGCCGCTAGTCATTAATATGTCATTTAAAGTTTTTATGCTCATCCCCGCTGTTGGTGTTGTCTTTTTGACCGATAACACCCCAGCATTGTCAAATAGAGTATATATATCATTAGGCGCCTCTACAAAACTAACCGGCGGCATATAGCCCGCGCTTGGGTCTGTATACGTATAACCTCCAAAACTAACCGCTGTTGAATTTAACCCGAACGAGTAATGCCAACTTTTACCACTATATCTTGCGGCAACCGCAACCCGTTGATTGACATGGTCCCATACCGCATGCAATAAAACATAATCGCCTACGTTACATGGCGTGAGCGCTGTTAGCAAATTGCCGTCCTTGTCATAAATAAGTCCGTGCATATATGTATCGGCGCTAACATATACGGATATAATAAATGGCTCCATGTCCGTATCTCTATATGCAATGACTGTGGCGGGATATGTTGTATAGCCCGTTGTATACCCTGACACCTTCCCGTTTACCTGCATTGGGTCCAAGGTCATTACGCCGTCGGCCACTATCGGGTCCGGGAATGTTCTATTTAAAAACACTTGCGCTGTTGTGGGGTCTTTGGCCTGTATCAACCGCCACCATGCCCCGGTCGGGTCTTGTACCTCGAGGGCCTCTGCCACCTTCAAGGCCCCACTACTTAATGCGTTTACTATATCGTCTGAAAACTCATTATATCGTCCCATCGCTCCCACCTCTAAGCCTCATCGTTTTCAATTTCCATGCTGTGGGCCTCAATTAAGGTGAACGTTGCGCGCCATCCTTTTGTGGCTGAAGGTATGCGCTCCAGTTTGAGGTCTTCGTCCCCAAAATGTACGTAATAAGTCAACCCGTCGTCGGGATTAACCCACTTAAATGGCTTGGCCCGGCCTTGCCGGTCCTGCCATAGGCTGACCAACGCATCCCGGGCCGTCTCATCTAAAAAATGTAACGTGACACTCCACATGCGCAAATATGGAGCATCGTAAACGATATACTGTGTTAGGCGTGATGTACTCTCGAAAACAAGCACATTGTCTTTGTATGCAATGCTTGTAACTGACTGATAATTCCAATTTGCAACGGGTAACGTGCTGCTTAAATATTTTGTGATTGTTGGCGTTGCCATTCTATTTCACCCCCGCTGCTAGAGCACCGCGCTCGCGTATATTCCTCAATACGTGATTTTCGATGATTTGTGCTCCAGGAAACTTTATCATAGCCTCGTATGTCACGCGCTCAAGGTCGCCTTTATCGAGAACGTTTATTACCACGGCCCCAGGCGAACCCTTCGGGATGACGCGCTCGCCTTTCTCCAGGATAGCTAGCTCTTCATTGCTGCCTATGATACCGCCTGTGTGATACCGGCGTATTTTTCTGAATGTCTTTGGGCTTGCCTCTCCCACAATACCGCCGGCGTGGAAGAATGAAAAGAAACCGCCAAAAATGCTCATTAGGGCCTTGCTAATCATCATTTTGAGCAGCTCCGCGGCAATTTGGCGCAATACCCCAACAAGGCTTTGACCGTTGACGATTGCGTTTGCCAGGCCGTCGGATAAGGATTTTGCCCACATATCCGATTTTGTCACTAGCTGGTCAAATGCATTGCCCACCTCGGAAGTTTTCCGTTTTGTTTCCTCTAGTGTCGCCGCCACCCGGCGCCCTATCTCTTGGGCCTGTCTCAACTCGCCGCTGTTCCATTCCTGCTCTTTCCACATGGACATGGGCATAGGCCCGCCTTCATACTGAAACGCATATGCCGCTTCCGCCTCTGCAATGCGTATGGCATCCAGCATTTCGTTATACCGGTCGCGAACCTCTGCCGCCTTTTGCCCTAGCTCGTCTGTTTTGTCCCCGATATTCGTTAGTGCCGGGATAATGGCCTCTTCCGTCGTGGTGTTGATTGCATCGTTTACCTGTTTGGTGATATTTCTTATGCTTTCTTCAATTTCCTTGCCCAAGTCACCGACCTGTGTTTGCGCCTCTTTCGTTTTGGGCACAAGCTCATCGATGATTTTATTGACTTCCTCAAAGTCTTGCGCTGTGACGGGATATTTCCCGTGGCGCTCATGGAAAATTTCACCCGCTTTTTGTAGGTATTTATTACGCTCTAGGACCTCGTCCGGTGTCATGCCCGTTACTTTCTTTTGGACTGCGTCCAGGTCTTGATAGGCCTTGATGAGCGCATAAATGCCCGCAATAGTAAGGGGTATCGGCGCCGCTGGTCCGGATACAAGGGCGACAAACGCCCCCGCTAACGTGGAAAGAGAACTCACCACGGCGCTAATCGCCATCAGCAACGGACCACCCACCGCCATAACGCCGGCAAGTGCAAGTAGTTTTTGCTTCGTTTCGTCGCTCATTTTCGCGATTTTCTCGGCCATGGACGAAACGGCGCCCTCAATTTTTGGCATGGCATTTTCGGCCACATCCATAATCTGTCGGCCTATCGGCTCGAGGGCCAATAGCACCTTATTTTTGACTTTTGCCCATTTCTCGCCGAAAGTCTCTGTGCTCTGTGTTGTTGTGTCTATAACACCGTCGGCCTTTTGTAGGCTCTCGACCAATTTATCTACCGAAAAACGGCCCTCTCTAATAGCCATGGCCAGGTCCGGGCCCGCCCTGGAACCAAACGTTTCTATGGCCAGGCGCGTTGCTTCTGTGTCCGTCGCTGCGTTTCGTATCCGTGATAATAGCTCGGCAAACGCTTTATCCGCCTCGGGTATTCCTTCTCTCGCCATTTTGGCTAGGCCTTGCCTTAAGGCGCCTAAAACAAGCTCGACGTTTACACCTGCTTTTTCAAAGTTTGCCAAGGTCGCAATAGCTGTATCTACATCAAACCCCAAGGCCCGCATCGGCGAACCGTATTTATATAGGCCCTCCGATAGTTTCGATACACTTATGCCGGTCTGTTGCGCCGCCACAAACAGCTTATCCAGGAAAGAGGCCATATTTTGGGCATCAACGCCCCAATCCTGCATTGCTTTTGCCGATTGCGCCACTACGCCGCCGACATCCTCGCCCAGCATACGGGCCATATTTAGGGCCTTCTCGGACACTTCCGCCAGGGTCTTGCCCGTAAGCCCTAGGCGCGTATTATAATCTGCTAGAACTTGCGCGCTTTCCTCAAATGATTGCGTCACATTGCCCGCCATCTTCCGCCAGGTGT